CTAGTGCTACTAATGCAGCAGCTTCACAAACAGCAGCGGCTAACTCAGCTACTTCAGCGGCATCTAGTGCTACTAGTGCAACAGGCTCAGCTAACACAGCGGCTACTTCAGCTACAGCTTCAGCTAACTCAGCTACTGCAGCAGCTACAAGTGCAACAAATGCAGCTACCTCTGAAACAAACGCTTCTACTTCTGAAACTAATGCCGCAACTAGCGAAACAAATGCGGCTACTAGTGAGACAAATGCAGCTACAAGTGCCACAACAGCCTCTACACAGGCTACAAATGCGGCAACCAGTGCATCTAACGCATCTACTTCAGAAACCAATGCAGCTACCTCAGAGACCAATGCAGCTACAAGTGCTACTGATGCAGCAGCCAGTGAAACCCTGGCAGAAGAATGGGCTGAGAAAACTACAGGTATTGTAGATAGCACAGGTTATTCATCTAAAGCTTGGGCTACAGGTGGTACAGGTGTAACAAATACATCAGGTAGTGGTGCAGCTCAAGAGTGGGCAACAAAAACTACTAGCACTATTGATGGAACTGAGTACTCAGCTAAAGAATATGCAGTAGGTACACAGACAAGAGGCACTACTGGTTCTGCAAAGGATTGGGCTACGTATACTGCTGGTACTGTTGATGGTTCTGGCTTTTCAGCTAAGTATTGGGCAGAGCAAGCAGCAGCTAGTGCTGATAACTTTGATGACACTTATCTAGGACCAAAGAGTAGTGCGCCAACAGTAGATAACGATGGTGATCCGCTTAATGCTGGTGACTTGTACTTTGATACAACAACAAGCAAAATGCGTTACTATGATGGCAGTGCTTGGCAGAATATTGAAGCAGTAAGCGTTAGTGGTTTTGCAACAGCTGGCTTCAGCATCGCAATGTCAATTGCCCTATAGGAGAATATAATGGCACAAAATTTTAGACGATATGCCCTGAATGCAGTAGGGACAACTGCAGCAGATATTCCTAACGGGGCTAATTTTGATAGTTATGATACTATCGTAGGCATTCACATTGCTAACATTACAAGTAATGCAGTTAATGTAGATGTATATATTGATGATGGCACTAATGACCACTACCTTATTAAAGGTGCGCCTATATCGGCTGGTGGTGCATTGCAAGTGCTTGATGGTGGTGCAAAAGTAGTTGTACAATCAGGCGATAGGCTCTGGGTTAAATCAGATACAGCTTCTTCACTTGACGTATGGGTATCTGCTGTAGACGCTATTAGTACATAGGAGGGTATGACATGGGATATATTGGTAATCAAACATCCAATAGTTATACCTCTTTGGATAAGCAAACAATTACTGGTAATGGTGGAGTAAGCTATACTCTTTCAAGTGCTGTTGCCAGTCAAAACGAGCTTGAAGTATTTGTTAACAACGTAAGGCAAGAGCCTGGAGTCGCTTATACAGCAACAGGTACAACTCTTACAATGACAGGTAATGTAGCTAGTACAGATGACTTTTATGTGATCTATCAAGGTAAAGCAGTGGGTACAACAGCACCTCCAACAGGTACAGTTGCTACTCCTTCTACAGTAGGATCATTTCTTGGTGATGCTGGAACTGCACTTGGTAACATTATCAGAGTACATGAGAATGAGCTTAACACTTCAGTTACAGTAGCGGCTAATACAAATGGTTTGGCAGCTGGTCCTTTAACCCTTGCAACAGGAGTCACTATTACGGTAAGTAGTGGTGCGACTTTGGTGGTGGCATGAGTACGATAAAAGCAGATACAATCGTAGCATCAGACGGCACTAGCCCTGTAACGCTGACGAAGCAGAATGCGGCAAAGGCTTGGCTTCAAGTTAATATGTCAAGTTTTTCAACAACAGCAAGTTTTAACACAGCGTCAGTTACAGATGTAGGCACTGGAAGATTAGAAATGAATACTGTTAACGCATTTAGTGCTACGCATGAATGGTCTGCACAATGTACAAGCAGTGCATCTTCTTATAATACGTCTTATTTTCCTGACAATGTTACTACATCTAAAATAGGAATGCGGGTAAGAAATGATGCTTTAAACTATGTAGACACTTCTTATAATATGATGACCGTTACAGGAGACCTAGCATGAGTACGGTGATTACAGACAAACTCACTGGCAAGACTTCTGCTGGTGATGTGACGATTACCTCTGAGGGCGGTTCTGCTACAATGCAACTGCAACAGGGGGTGGCTAAAGGCTGGGTAAACTTCAATGGTTCGGGTACTATTGCGGCTCGTGACTCGTTTAATCACTCTAGCTTAACTGACTCTGGTGTAGGAAATTACAAAACTACACACGCTAATAACTTTAGTAGTGCTAATTATACTTTTGCGTGTCAAGGTGGAAATCCATCTGACGATGGAACACGAATACCCACTAGGATGCGTGATGACCCTACTACCTCTACATATGGAAATCAGCAGTTTACAACTACCGCAGCTGCCAATCAAGATTGTACGCAAGTTGCCTTTACATTTTTTGGAGACTTAGCATAATGGCTGGTAAGATTATAGCAGATACAATTGAAACAGGTGCTGGTGCTGATATTTCCACCAGCTATGTTGTGAATGGTAGTGCGAAGGCTTGGGTTCATTTTGATGGTACAGGAACTGTTGCCACTAGGGATAGTTTTAATATGTCCTCAGTAACCGATAGAGCAACAGGAGCTTACACGACATCAGCTACAAATGCGATGGCTAGTGCTGATTATGCATGGACTTCAAACGCTTCAAATCAAGGAGCGGCTTATGGAGCGTATTGTGTTGAAGGCGATGCCACTGGAACAAAAAACTTCAACGGAAGAACATCATCTAACGTTAGATTAAACACAGGTGGGTATACAGCTTGGGATGACGCTTTAAGTATTAGTTCAGTATATCACGGAGACTTAGCATAATGAATACACCTGAGTTTAAAGGCACACACCTATGGGATAGACTGTGCTGGGCTAAAGAAAACCTAGAGCCGCATCAGTCAGACTACCGTGTTGTCTATGAGGACAGCATTGACGAGTGCGCCAAGATACTTGTGCCTGACCCTAACTGGATGGCTTGTGCTTTGCAGGGTGGCATCCTACCGCCTGTGTGGGTTTACCATGAGTTAGCCAAAGATGAAGCTGAAGAAGGTTTCAAGAAGCATACCAGAGGCTACCTGTTGCACGAGACAGAACCAATGGAAGCCATGACCGAAGAAGAAGCAATCGAGTACTTGATTATGAAAGATTGTCCTGAGTCAGTATGGAAAACTTATAACGAAGGCAACCGTCCTAAGATGGTTGTCTGTACAAAACAACAATTACCACAAACTAGAGAATGGCGAAATTCCTGGAAGATAGAAGTTGCCGCATAGGAGAAGACAATGGTAGATACATATATTGTAGATAAAGATGGTAATCAAGCTGATGCTGCTAATGTAACCGTACCTTCAAAGCGGCACTTTCGTGACGCATGGGTGCTTAATGGCGATGTTATTAGCGAAGACCTTGACAAAGCTAAAGAAATATTTAAAGATAAAATAAGAGAAGTACGTGCGCCTTTGCTTGATGCAGAAGACGTAGTGTATATGAAAGCACTTGAAGCAGATGATTCAGCAGCTAAAACAGCTAGTGTAGCTACTAAAAACGCTTTGCGTGATGCTACTGATAACAGTGCAATTACATCTGCAACAACTATAACAGAGCTGAAAGCAGCTTGGGATACAGACGTACTAGGTGATAGCCCTTACGCATAAAGAGGATTTACAATGGCAAATACATACACTTGGGACTTCCCACAGCTTGATACAGCACCAACAGAAGAGGCTGAGTTACAGGCTATGCTGGACGAGCAAATGCAAAACCTTGTAACACCGCCTATTGTAGGCAAAGTGCCATCAGGGTGGTAGTAAGGAGAGTTAAATGACACGAGCAAGAGATATAGCAAACCTCGTTGATGCCAACGGGGATATTGTTGCAGGTGCTTTGGATAATGTTCCTGCGGCTGATGTAGTAAACGATACTACTCCCCAGCTTGGCGGCAACCTAGACACCAACGGTAACAACATTAACTTTGGCGACAGTAGCGGTTCATCAGATGACCGTCTTACATTTGGTGCTGGCACAGATATGCAGTTGTACCACGATGGGTCTGATTCATATGTTCGTGATACAGGAACTGGCAACTTAAAACTTGTTACCGCAGGAACAGCAGTAAGGATTGCTACTGATGGTGATGAGAATATGGGTTACTTCGCCAAAAATGGTGGGGCATTTTTATATTATGACAATGCACAAAAACTAGCCACCACATCATCTGGCATTGACGTGACAGGCACATTAAACGCATCAACAGATGTACAGATAAACGGCACATCAGTTGCCACAACAGGAAAATCAATAGCTATGGCTATTGTATTTGGAGGGTAATTTATGACCGCACCTAACATTGTAAATGTTTCTACTATTACTGCTAAAACAGTAGGAGCAGCTTTAGGAACAACACTAACTACTGCGCTACTAACTAACCCAACTTCATCAGGAAAAGTTTTTAAAATAAATACTATTATTGCTTGTAACGTAGATGGTTCAAGTTCCGCTGATGTGAGTTTAGAACATTATGACGGTACTAACTCTAGGCGTATTGCAAGCACCATTTCTATACCAGCAGATTCAACACTTGTTGCTTTGGATAAAAATAGTATAATTTATTTAGAAGAAGGACATTCTATTAGAGGTGGCGCAAGTGCTACAGGTGATATTGAGTGTCTAATAAGCTATGAGGAGATTAGTTAATGTCAAGAGCTAACGGTGGTATTGTTGGTGTTTTAAACGAACCCTCATCTGCTATGGCGGCTACAGGTGGCACTGTAACAACAGATGGTGACTACAAAGTTCATGTATTTACTTCTAATGGAAATTTTCAAGTAACTTCAACGCCATCAGCTTCAGGGGTATTTGATTTAAAAAGTCAATATAATTTACAAAAAAATAATAAATGGCCTTCTGGTGCGGCTGTTTTAGATGAGCTCCTAATGGTAGGAGGCGGTGGCGGAGGTGGCGGTACTAGCAATGGATGGTCTGCTGGTGGTGGCGGTGCATATGCTTACCAAGATACTAACCGTCCAGTTAACGCACAAACCTACGCTGTAGTAGTAGGGAGTGGTGGTTCAGGAGGAAGCCCTGGAAATAGAGGAAGCGTAGGAACATCAAGTACTTTCGATGGACTTAATGTACAAGGTGGAAGCAGTGGTACAGGAGATTATTGTTGTCCCTATGGAACAAACGGTGGTCAATCGGCAACGGCTGGTAATGCTGGGTCAGCGACTGACATAACAGATGACATCACAGGTACTTCTGTAACTTACGGACGAAGCGCACCAACTCCAAGTCTAAACTCAGGCCATCCCTCAAATACTGGTAATACAGGTCGTGGTGGTTCAGGTTCAAGAAATTACAGTAGCCAATCAGGTCAATCAGGTAGGCCAGGGATTGTTGCAATGAGGTACAAGTTCCAATGAAAATTCTTATTTGTAATAATGTATTTCATTCAGTTATGTCAGATGCTGAAAACGAACCCCCTGCAACACAAACTATTGATGGTCTTACATATGATAGTGAAATTATTCAGGTAACTGATACTTTGAAAAATTTTTATCCTAGCTGTATTTGGGATGGCAGTAACTTTTCAGAACCTGCACAGAACAAGCTATCTTCTCAAGAAGTTACAGATTACTGGACAGATGTAGAGAATAGACTTAATGGCTAAAGTTTATTATTCACCTAAAACAAAACAAGGGGATTTACCTTTAGAAAATATACTAGAGGTAGTTCCTTTTACTAAAAACTTTGTACCATCCAAAATGAATTTAAATAGGCCATCTTGGTTTACAAAGCTAAACAAAGATGACTTTGGACATATGACACAGTGTCCGTCATTTATAAATGTAATGAATATTGGGTATGTAGTAAAAAGTATGGCTGATATTTATGTGACACAAGATAATGGTGAAATTAAACTACAGAGTAACTATCAAAATATTGCTTCTAGTATATCAGATAAATTTCCATTTGATAACGACATAGATATACATACACAAAATCAGTTCTGTGACAGATTTCCTTTTGAAGAGGGATTTGTTCCCATGTCTTTAAAGTTCGCTTCCCCTTTTGTTTTTGTACCTGATAAGAACCTACAAGTTATGTTTTTGCCCTGTTGGTGGGATGAAAGTTATAAATATATTAGAGCTTATTACGGATTTATTCAACATCACAAAAACGAACCTGTAGGGTACGAAATAAACACAGCTATTAAGATACCTTCTAAACAACCTTATTGTATTCCAGCAGGTACTCCATTAGCTCAACTTATTTTCTGTAATACCGAACAAATAGAATTTAAACTGATTGATAAACCTTCTGTGTATAAAAAAATTATGCAATCGAAACTGGGCGCGAGATTAACACGGTATATGTCAATAAACTCACAGTCCCCAATAAAAAGGATTAAATCTTTTCTGGTTTCAGGAGATAACAAATGACACAAATTACAAAGCCATAGGGTGACGCATGATGGACGAAACACAAGCCCAACTAAATGCCCACGAGCGAGAGTGTGCTATCCGTTATGAGATGGTACACGCTAAGCTAGAAACACTAGATAAACGTATGTGGAGACTTGAAGCACTCATTATGGGATCAACGGTTATTATTGTTGGTCTTGCAGCATCACTATTAATGAAACTTTAGGAGAATGCTATGCTGGCTGAACTCGCAGCCGCTAACGCTGCTTTTGCAGTTATAAAACAAACAGTTATGAATGGCAGAGAGCTTACTGCTGCTATTCAATCAGTTGGAGATTTTGTAGCCGCCAAGGAAGAGTTAGAAAGGCGTAAGGTTAGAAAAACTAAACGAGGACATCAAGCCGCAGACTTAGAGGAGTTTATGGCTCTTGAAAAAATAAGAGAACAAGAAGACCAACTTAAACAACTAATGATATATACGGGTCGCCCAGGATTATGGCAAGATTGGCAACGATTTTTAGCGGAAGCTAGAAAGTCTAGACGGGTGCAAGAAAAACTTAGACGTAAACGAAGAGAAGAAATTATAGATACTATTTCTATAAGCTTACTTGTGCTTGCATTAATAGGAGGAACTGTTGCAATTGCCTCTTGGGTATATTATTTAAAAACATAGGAGGACATAATGTTTGAAGCGATAGTATTGATTTGCAGTATAGTAAATAATCAATGCCTAGAGGCAGTAGATAAATGGGGGCCATATACAACTCAAACTGCTTGTATTGAGCGAGCAAATGAGATGAAAGAATCAATCGAAACAGAACAAGAGTTTTGGAAAGCAGTTTCCTTTAAATGTGAACAAGGAGATAGCGTATGATACAAGCGTTAATTGGTCCTGTTTCATCTTTATTAGATAAATTTATTGAAGATAAAGATCAAAAAGCATCACTTGCCCATGATCTTGCAACAATGGCGGAGAAACATGCACATGAGCTGGCAAGAGGTCAACTCGAAGTTAATAAAGCTGAAGCGTCGCATCGAAATATATTCGTGGCTGGTTGGCGGCCTTTTATTGGTTGGACTTGTGGTATTGCTTTATTCTGGCATTTTGTTGGTCTACCCATCACTTTGTTCATTGTGAGTTGGGTAGGCGTAGAAATACCTGCATTACCAGAGTTTGAAATGGAAACACTTATGACTGTACTAATGGGTATGCTTGGTCTTGGTGGACTAAGAACCTTTGAAAAGATCAAAGGAAAAACCAAATGAATATAGATATCTTAAGAAAAGAAATAACAAGAGATGAAGGGGTAGAATACATAGTCTACCTTGATCATCTTGGTTTACCTACGTTTGGAATTGGTCATCTTATTAAAGAGTCTGATCCTGAATACGGTAAACCTGCAGGGACTCCAGTATCAACCGAGAGGGTAAATAGTTGCTTTGAAACAGACATACAAACAGTGTTGGACGAATGTAATAAACTTTATGATGACTTCTACGAATTACCCGAAGAAGTACAACATATAATTGCTAACATGATGTTTAATATGGGTTATCCTAGACTTAGCAAGTTTACAGGAATGAAGGCAGCAGTAGATGCTCGTGACTGGAATCGTGCTGCTGATGAAATGGTTGATAGTCGATGGTACACTCAAGTTACTCGAAGAGCAGAAAGATTAGTTAATCGTATGCGTAGTATATAAAACGCCCTATAAGGGGAAAATCGTCATTATATATTATAGAGGTTAACTAATGAGAAACACGACATACTTAGGTCCATCGATGCCTATTTCAGAAGAAATCGATCAAATGAAATACCGATTAAAAGATGAAGACTTTGACGGTAAAATTAAACGCATAGCAAAAGCCTTAAGCGATAACGAAAGTCACCAATACGAATTAGAAGACATACTAGGCAATATGCGTTTCTTACCTGCTGGTCGTGTTCAAAACGCCATGGGAAGCCCAAGAATAACTACTGCTTATAACTGTTTTGTATCAGGTATTATCGATGATTCGATGAACAGTATTATGGAACGAGCAACACAAGCCGCTGAAACTATGCGGAGAGGTGGTGGTATCGGTTATGACTTTAGCCGTATCAGACCGCGTGGTGACATGATTCGTTCACTAGAGTCACAGTCAAGTGGTCCAGTATCTTTCATGGGTATCTATGATGCTATCTGTCAAACAATTGCATCTAGTGGTCACCGCAGAGGCGCACAGATGGGTGTCTTGCGAGTAGACCATCCAGATATTTTTGACTTTATTCGTGCTAAGCGTAACAGTGACAAACTTACTGGCTTTAATATTTCGGTAGGTATTACAGATGCTTTTATGGAAGCACTAGAAGACCCTTCTGCAACCTTTGATCTTGAGTTTGAAGGTCAAGTATATAAAACTCTATCTCATAAAGAAGTGCATGAACTCTGGGATGAGATCATGGAGTCAACTTGGGATTGGGCAGAGCCAGGAGTTCTGTTCATTGATAGGATAAATGATAACAATAATTTATGGTATTGCGAAACGATTGAAGCAACTAATCCCTGTGGAGAACAGCCACTACCACCGTTTGGTGCTTGTCTTCTGGGCAGCTTTAATCTTGCTAAGTATATTGCAAATCCTTCACAGGGTGGTTTAATCTTTGACTTTAATTCTTTTAAAAAAGATATCAAAGAAGTCGTAAGAGCAATGGATAATGTCATTGACAGAACAATTTACCCACTGAAGGAACAAGAAGATGAAGCAAAAAATAAACGAAGAATGGGACTTGGAGTTACAGGACTTGCCAATGCTGGCGAACTATTGGGATACCCGTATGCTTCAGATGACTTCCTTAATTGGATGGCTACCGTCTTTAAAACACTCAGAGATGAAACCTACAGAACATCAGCTGAGCTTGCAGCAGAAAAAGGAGCTTTCCCACTCTATAATGAACAGTATCTAGAAGGTGAGTTCATTAATAGTCTTAGCGAAGATGTATATGCTTTAATTAAAAAGAATGGAATTAGAAACAGTCACTTAACTTCAATCGCACCAACAGGCACAATTAGCCTGTGCGCAGATAACGTATCAGGAGGGATTGAACCTGTCTTTAGTCATTACTACGATAGAACTATCCAGACCTTTGACGGACCAAAGGTTGAACGAGTTGAGGATTATGCCTACTCAATGGGAGTTAAGGGTAAAACAGCTAACGAAACAAACGTACAAGATCATCTTAAAGTACTATTGCAAGCACAAGAATACATTGATTCAGCGTGTTCTAAAACTTGTAATGTAGGAGATGATGTAAGCTATGATGAGTTCAAACAGGTCTATGTTGATGCCTGGAAAGGCAGGGCGAAGGGATGTACAACGTTTAGACTTAGTGGCAAAAGATACGGTATCCTCAACGAAACCGTGGAAGAAGAAACGAAGGTATCTAGCGAAACTCAGGAAGTGGCTCAAGAAGAAGGAAAGGCAGAGGCTTGCTTCTTCGACCCAATTACTGGCCAAAAAGAGTGCGCTTAACAATAATATAGTGGAGGAGTAAAATGGCAGAAGATGTTATTTCTGTTACCGATATTGCATCGATGGGAGTTGTCGTTGACACTCCTCCTATTGCATTAGCACCTAACGTTTTTACAGATGTTAGAAATGTAAGATTTAAAGATGGTGCAGTTAGAAAAATAGAAGGTGAACTTTTATTAAACAATATTACAAGTGACCTAACTGCTTCAGGAGAAGAGTTTGGTCAAGTAAGGTATTTTGCTGTATGGGAAAATCCAAACTTAGCACCCCATGGGTGTTACTATATCTGGGTAGTAGACTATATCAGAAACAATATTATTGTTGGACAAAAAGTTTATATTCAAGATCACAAAGGTACTAAAAAAGACTTGACACCAGCAACGTTAACTGATGGATTTGGTACTACAAACTACGGTTGGCAGCATACTTTATTTAGTGGTGGCTTTGCTTTTATTATTAATAATGGTATTGATAAGCCACACTATATACTAGATACAGCTGGTAATGACGATATCAATGATCTTGTACTTGCAGAACTTCCTGGATGGGATAGTTATAATGTAGAACAAATTGTTCATAATGATACTTATTCCGCTGGAGCAAGTACTGTATTTGATCTTGGTCAAAAAGTAGATTTCACAGTTAATGAAATTCAGGTTACAGGTACAAATGTTAAAACAGTAAAAGTAGGTAGCCCTGCAGGTACAGGAACTCCAAATACAGTTAACTTTGTTCCTGGAACTTTACCTGCATCTATCCCTTCGGTAACAGGGAATCAGTATGAAATATACACAGACACAGCTACAAATACTACAGTTATTGTCGTAGGCGGTCTTACAATAGGTGATACTGTTACAGTTACAATTGAATCTAGAAATCCTGTTAATGTACGTTGCGGTGTTATTGAGTCCTTTGGTGACTTACTAGTAGCAGGTGACTTAACAGAAGTTGATTCAACTAACACATCTAAGATTATTCGTAGGCTTTCAGGTGTAGTCAGAACTTCAGATGTTGCAGTTCCAGGCTCAGTGCCAAATAACTGGAATCCATTCTCAGCAGGTGTAAGTACAGCAGACGAATTTACTCTTTCTGAAACAAACGTTATCCAGGAAATGAAGTCACTGCAAGGTAATATGTACATTTACAGTACAGACAGTATACACGTTATGCGTCTTACAGGTAACCTTGCAGCACCTGTTTCTTTTGCGCCTAATACAGATGAATATGGTTGTCTTACTACGGGAGCAGTTGTAGAATACGATGGTAAACACTTTGTAGTGGGTGCTAACGATATTTATACTTTTGCAGGAAACCCAGGTAATATACAATCACTGGCAAGTAAAAGAGTTAATCGTTATTTTTACGCTAACTTAAATCCAATTCACGAAAGACAATTGTTTACATTACAGAATCACCAAGAAGAAGAAATATGGATTTGTTATCCTACTCTTAATTCTACTGGTGGTGAATGTGATGAGGCACTTATTTGGAATTATAGACAAAACACTTGGACAATACGTGATTTGAATAATGTAGCAGCAGGAGATGTTGGACCAATTAAAGGTGGCGGCATCCCTACAGCTACTATTGCAGTAGTGGGTAACTCAGGTAATGCTGGTTATACAAATCGTGGTAAAAAAGAAATACAAGAAGTGACTATTAATGGTAAAACACCTAAGAAAACAGTGGGTACTAAAGCTATTAAGACAGTTGCAGTAAGTACTTTTTCTGACTTTACTACTGATGTCCTTGAAGTTGTAGACTTAACAGTAACAGGTGACACTGGACCAAACACTGTAAATGCAGTAAGTACTTTAACTTACCCTGCATCAACAACTTTTACTTATGATCGTAATAAAGTAACACACCTTGATGGTGGTGCTAGTGCGATTATTAATGGTGATGCCAGTATTGGTAACGTTAGTTTTCCAGCAAGTGCTATTCTAGGTACGAACTACGCAGATGGTGCTACAATCACAATGGCACAATTTGTAGACGCAATTAAAGATTATATTA